AAGAAATTTTGTTGGAGCACCAACATTAAAAGTGGTTGTTGTAGTTTGTCCTGAAACGGCTCGTACTTTTCTTGTTAAAGTATATTCACTTGTTAATCCGTCTTCATCTTGTGCTGTTGCAATAGCAATTTCGGCTTCAGAACCACTAACTGTAAAATCTACAATATCTAAAGTTTCAAATATAATATCTGAATCTATTGTAGATGTTAAGGTTGCCCCTTTATCGATGATTGAACATAAAGTATAATTTGGTTCTTGTTCTGTGGTTGCAGCAATTACTTGTGTAACAGTAATCTCTGCATAAGCAGGAATAATTGGTCTTGGTCTGTATCCCAGCATTTTAGCAATATTAATAACATTCCTTCTTTCTTCTGCTAATGGTAATAACATTTCCTTATATTGTTGATCAATATAAAAAGATAACACATCCCCAACATAAGCTGACATTTCAATCAGCATCATGCCAGGAGAAGTTTCATTAAAATCTCTATATGAATTTGGAAAATATGATTTAGCATATTGAATTAAGTTTGCTTTAAGGCTTAAAAAATCTTTTGTAAGATAATTTACATTTGATTCACTAAAATCTCTATTTGAATACGACATCTATTTTCTCCAATTAAGTTATCTGAACTGATATTGATTCTAATGAATGAGGATTTTGTTTAATATTAAATACTACTGAAATATCCACAGCATTTTTACCAATATCTTCTCGTCGTTTTGAAGTTATTTTTAATTCTTTAATTTCTATGAAAGGAAGCCATTTAGTAACTGAATCTGTTATTTCATTTTCTATTGCAATTCTTGTTTCATCAGTGTATTGTTCAAACATAAAACGTTGCAGATTTAATCCTAAATTTGGTTGTAAAATTCTTTCACCTTTTCTTGTAAGTAATAAATTTTTAATATCATTTTTTACTGCTTCAATTGTAGTACTCTCTGATGCAAACCAGCCCTCCTCACCTGTTGATTTTCTAAAAGGCAAACTTATTCCAATAAAAACATTTTCATCCCGATCTTGAATATAAGGCTTCTTTGTTATATCTTTGATTGCCATTTTATGCCTCCACTATTTTATCAGGATCTAATTTAACTTTTGTAAAAGTATTAAGTTCTTCTATAGTATCACTTCCAGGAACATTTCTAGCTTTTGGTCCTACATAAGCATGTCCTGTGGCTGTTAATCCCTCGTATTTTGATAAATTAATAGCTGTTGTTACTTCTCCTTTGCCCATTGTTTTTGGAATCATTGAAATTATTTTATCAATCATTCCTTTGATTGTAGTTCCAACAACAGGTAAACTTGATAACATGTCCAAAAGAATCTTATAAGTACCCGCCACCTGTGTTGTTGCTACATCTCCCGAAATTGGAGAAGTCGTTTTAAATTCTTCTATTTCAACAGAAGCTTTTAATTCAGTAACTGTAAAGGTCTGTTCGGTTAAAAAAGTAACAATAGCCTCAGATAAATCTTTAGCAAGTTGAGGAACTTTACCCTTATCACTACCTTCTTCAATACCAATGGATTTTGAAAAAGCTTTTTCTATGTCTGATGTTAAACCCATTATTTCTTCTCGTTGATTGCTTTCATCAATTTACTATAATCTTTTGTAAGAGCATTTGAGACATGATCTGGAACTGTTTCTGGATTTACACCCATTGATGCGATCATTTCTTGTTCAGCAGATTTATTAGTAACATCACCATAAGCATTTGCTAAAACTGTTCCCATATCTTCGGTTGTCATTGTTCTTCCACCTAATGTTTCCCATTCCTCATTTACTGTTTCATTTAGAATATTATTAAGCATTTTATTTTTTGTAAAATGCTTTTTTTCTTTAACAACTCTTTTTTGTTTTTTCTTTATAGTTTTTTTTGGTTGAACAACTTTAGTTTCAGTAAGAAGTTTGTTGATTTCCATTTTTACTTCTTCTCTAACTATTTCTCTTATTATTACTTTGAGTTCAGATTTCTTCATTAAAACCTCCTTAATTATCTAAAAACGAAGGACTAATATGCTCGTCTTTTATTTTATTACTCTCTTTTTGTAATTCATCTACTGTGTCTTGTAATGTTTCCATCAATTCTTCTTTTTCTGAATCAGATAATCCCATTGAATCTTCATCAGATCCGCCCTGTGAGTTTGTGATTATTCTTTGAAGTACACTTGCTAACTTAACAAGATGCTCATCATTCTTTACAGAAGCATCGATAAAATCTTTAATGATTGGTGCAACAAGAATAGCATCATCAAGAGTTTGAATAAATGCATTAATTTTTGACACTAATTCATCTATCTGTTGTCTTTTTGTTGTTGTGTTTTCATAAATATCTTTGGTTAAATCCTGAAAAGTTTTGCCTTCAAATATTTCAAATTCTTTTTCTGACATTGGATCTCCTTGTTTATACAACAGTTCAAATATAAATATCAAAGCGCTAAAATTATTCTAAACAAAAAGGGCAACTCGTTAAAGCTACCCTCTTTTAATTATCATATATTACTTATAATTAATTTAATTTCCCATTTTAAAATCCTCTTGTATATTTTTAAAACTTCCTTTTAAAATATTTAATACTTTTGTAATGTAAATTGTTTTCACACCAGTCATTTCACGAATTAAAATATATAAAGATTTTTTATTATGATTTTCTATATTATGACTATCTTTTAATAATTCAACAATTGCATATGCAATTTTCAAATCCTGACTAGAAACAAACAAATCTGGTATTTCAGTTTCCAAATCTCTAATTGTTTTCTTCATTAAATCTACGGCATCTTGATTTTTTTGTTCTGATTTTAAATCGTTTTCAAAATTATCAATTGATAAATGTGTTTTAAGTCGTTTATAGTTAGAATTATTATTTTGAATTAAATAATTTTTTGCAACAGTTGAAAAATAACTAAATGCTTTAAAGCCTCTTGTATGATCAAATTTGGGAAGTTTAATAACCAGGAAGGAAATTGTTTCATCTTTTACACTTTCCAAAGGATAGTCAAAATAAGAAAACTTAAATGTATTAATGATATTTTCTGCTAATTTATCAAACGCATAATGTATTTCTCTTTCATATATTTTATTTCTTTCTCTATAATCTTCAGCTCCATTATATCTGATTATTGCATTTTCAACATCTTGTCCAAAATAAATTCTATTATTCTTTTTCCTACCCATTATTCTTTTTCCGTTTCAATTATAAAAAAATTATCCAATAGTAATTGTAGTTTCTTTAACTCTTCGAAAAAAAATCCTGTCTCATCATCTGACTCAAAATGTCCACTAGAATCTACCACTTTCATTCTTTCTGATGAATGAGATATTATTGTTTGAATTTGGTTGAGAGCATGTTCTAAATATCCAATTCGCTTCATTGCTACCATAAAAGCATAACTAATAAAAGTCAAAGCTATTATTAAAATCAAACAAAAAATTATCCAAATCATAATGTTATCCTCTATTTAAATAAACCATCAAAAACATTTTTTAATTGTTCGGTCTTTTCTTTATCTTGTTGTTTCTTATCATCATCTTTATGTAACCAATTTTCATATTCAATTCGAGCAGTCATTTCATCTGCCTGATGAATAATATAAGCAAGATTAGATTTTAATTTTTTCTCATGATAATATGTTTTGAAATAAGGTACATTAGCTTCATCATAAAGTCCGTCAGCCAATTTAATTCCAAGTAATTCATTTGTTGATAATGAAATTCCAAAATAAGCAAGAATCATCATTGTTCGATCAAATGTATTCATAAATTGAATATCTGAATTTGCTGTATAAATCTTTCCTTGATTTTTTCGATGCCATTCTGATGGGTTTGGAACGTAATGATCGTTTTCAAGATCACCTAACTTTCCAAGATCATGATGCATTGAAGCAAAAATTATTTCTTCTTTAGTATAATCAATATATGCGCCACATTCTTTCCAAAGCTTAAACATTTTAACAGAAAACTGAATAACACTCAAAATATGTTTAAGATAGCCACCGGGAAAAGCATTGTGAAA